GGGAGTTTGTAGAAAAGTATTTCACACTGGATGAAGTAGACGCTCTCAGAGGAGCTGTCAAGGCTAGAGTAGCAGAGAAGGTAAAGAAAATAATCGCAGCCTAATCTAACCAGTAAACAATCAAGCCGGCTTTATGCCGGTTTTTTTGTGTCTAAAATCCAGAGATAGGCTTCCATATATTCGATTTAAGCGTACTTTATATAGTAAGTAATACCTAAGCCTGCCTAAAAGCTAATCATTGAAGCTATATACCTTGAGTTTGACATTAGAGCATTATTATGAGATAATGTTTACATCAATCAAGGAATACCAGATTGGAATGGCATAACATGTTATGCGTTAATAATAATTAAATAGAGGTGGTATATGTACGATACTCATGCAATGGAAATTTCAGAGCATGCCTTAAAAACGCCAAAGGGTTTACTAGATGTAATTACGTTTGTATTTACTACAATCCAGCAACCCTTGAGCAGTTGTAAAAATCAATTGAATGATATTGATTTGCATGGCACTGAAAGCAAGTATTTATTTGGTAGCAAAAGAGCCGGATTAAAATACGCAATGGAAAATAAAACCAGATTATTTTGGAAGGTGCAAGAATTACAGAAGGAATCACTAGAAAATATTGATACAGTCTGTAAAGCTGTGAGATTATTCATGGAAGTTCCCGGATTGGGAGCTGTAAAGGCTTCATTTGTATGTCAAATGTTAGGCTTTAACGTGTCATGTATTGACAGTCATAACTTAAATAGGCTAGGAATGGAATTAAAAGATGTAACAATTCCTAATTCATTGACAGAAAAAACCAAGATGAAAAAAATAAAAGCCTATGTACACTTGACACAGAGAAAAGGTACTGTATACTGGTGGAACTCGTGGTGTGATTATGTAGCCAGTAAAGGTGGCATGAATAAAACATTAACGACAGGTAATGAAGTGAGTGCATTCCATGTGGAGTGCGTAATTAGATAATAGCATAACATGTTATGCGTAATAGAGGAGAAGTAATGGATTTGAAAAAAAGAATTGACTCAATAACTAATAACAGAATGTTTCATCAAGAGGGTTTTGAAAGTGGCATTAAAGATTTATTAGTAACTGGTGCCTTTCATGACTGGTTAGATATATATACAATGCAAAGCATTTCTAGGTACTATAGCATTTCATGGATAGAACTGGTAGAATATGCAATTGATGAGCTTGGTTATGACAGTGGTAATGAAAACATAGATAAATTTTTTACTGATAAATTTGGAGATAGAGATGAGTATTACAGCTAATGAAATAGATGAAAGAACTATAACAGTTGAACGAATGACTGGTAATGGTACAAAGGAAATTACTAGAGATGACTTCATTAAAGTATGGGTGGACCATGCAAGCTTATGGTCATTGGTAGACTATGATGAGATAACAGTAATGCAAGTAATGGTAGATGAGATTAAAGCTGGCATTACAGAACTAGCTGGTCATAGTTGGGATTTAAAATATGAAAGAAAGGAGAAGCGTAATGATAAGTTATGAAGGTGAAAGATATAATGTACAATTATCAACTGAAGTTACAGAGGAGAAAGCAAAGGAATTTGAAGATTGGTTTGATGATAACATTGGAACTGATTTACAAAAAGACACAGACTATGATGGAGTTTCAACATATGTCATGTGTGATATAACTAATGTAGAACTTAGAATGATTGAGGACTATGAAGATAATTATTTAATTGGAGAAGCGTAATGAGCATAGTTCTTGACACGCCAGACCAGATACATGACTTTAGACATAGAACTTTATTGATTGGTTTGGAAACTGAAATTAAATTTCCCGGTCATCAATTAACTAGAGGTCGTACTTGTTACGCTAGAATTAAATCTGAGTTTGGATTAAAAGGTAACAAACAAAAAGTGTACGACCAATTTAAACAACTGATAGAGGAGAAAACGTAATGCCAAAGTATAACTATACCGTAATGGTAGAAGGACAGAAGCAACTGGAAACCACTAGCTTAGATGAAGCAGAAAAGTTTAAACTTGCAAAAGAACAAGAAGGTGGTTATAATGTAACTATAAAAAGACATTGGTACATGGACGAACTTATAACACAGGAGAAAGATAATGACTAGCAACAGCTTTAGTTTTATGAAGGAAGGTTTTGACTGGCAACAAGCACAGTCTAAAGATATGCAAGAATTAGATAGACATGACTCTGACGAACAGGAATTATTAGAGGAACAAATACGTATGAGGAATGATGACTTGCGTGATGAGTATAGAGAGCGAGGATTGGACCCTCGTGATTTTTGGAGCGAGTAATGAACCTAACAATATATACAAGTGATGTAAGAAACTTTGATGAGGAAGTGGATAAACACTTTGATGTTAAAGACTGGCATGGTTCTGGATTGTTTGACAAAGATGATAGGCTTTCTTTAGATAACTACAAGTATGGACTTGAACCTTACACATATATCAGTATAATGGTGGATATGCAAGAACAGATTAACGAACTAAAGGAGATACTAAATGGCAAACCCTAACAATAATATGAACATGTATAACCAAGCATTGCAAATCAATAGAGATTTAAAGAAAAGAATTGACAAAGCTAATGAAATAATAGATAATCTATTAGAAGTTAACGAGCACTTACAATATTTACATGACTTAAAGGAGTATCTAAATGGCAGATAAGAATGGAATAGAAAGAACTTATGCTAACAAAGATGAGTATGACTTTGAAGGTGGTGAGGTATATGATGGACCAGACTTCGATACTTACACAGTAAAGGTAAAGTGGACAGGTACCATTGCTTCCTTTAACATCATGGCTGAAAATGGTTCAGAAGCAATCAAGATAGCCAATGAAAAGCTAGACATGGAAAGTAATGGACTAATACATTTTGAATCAGAGGTAATGAAATGAGTGAATATTATTTTGATAGAGTAAATTCTAAAGGTGAAGTTATATTTAAAAGAGATACTAATGAAAGCTTAGAGGATGTTGAGAAGTATTTAAACTCTAAAAGCATAGAGTATGAGGTTAAAGAACAAGCTCATATGATAAAAGTATTTACAAAAGGTAGGGATTATTCTTACTACTATACAACAGGAAGGTGGGCACCATATAAAAAATATTTAGGTGGCTATCCTAAAAAACATTACCATTCAAAAGGTATAGAAGATTTTATAACAAGGTTTATACAGGGAGAAAAAAAGTGAGATGCCGAGCATGTAACAAACAACTGAACGATAACGAGTCAGTGTATAAAGACAGTGAAACAGGTGAATACTTAGACATGTGTAACAACTGTATCCGTAAGAGCTATGCAAGTTTTGACTTGGAAGGTGATGATGATAGAAAATATGTTGAAACTTTGTTTACAAAATTATAATAGTATGTTATAATATTATTATAGATATATATAAAGTAATAAAGGATAAAGAAAGGTAATAAGTAATAGCTATTAATAGCTATTATTAGGTAGCATAGAGGTTCTTCAAGGTAAACTTATGTTGTGCATAGAGGACCCTGTATTGTTAGGTTTTAATTAACCTCCTTACACTGTATGTGGAGTTTGTTTATCCCCTTTGTGTTACCTACTAATAGTTTTTATATTAGCAATCATTATGATGTCGTGATTGTTGATACTTTTAATAGACATCAGAGGATATAATTATGGCAGTAGCAATCGGTGAAGCACTATACCCCGCTCTTTTTGAGCCTAAGGTAGATAAATACACACCAACACCCGGAGTTTATTCAATAGACTTGAAGGTAACTGATGAAGAAAGGGATAGACTAATAGCATCTGGGTTAAAACCTAAACAAAAAGATGCTAATGTGTTTGTGTTTAAGCGTAAGCCTATCACAGCTAAAGGTAACCACATGCCTGCACCTACAGTAGTAGATGAGAACAAGCATGGTTGGGATAGTGCAGTTAAAATTGGTAATGGTTCACAGGTAAAGGTAGCATACTCTACTTACGAACACCAAGCGACTGATGTTTATGGTCTTGGTAAATCTTTAGATGCAGTACAGGTGGTGAGCCTTGTTGAATACTCTGGTGGTGGCAATGCCATCGATGAGTTTGATGCAGTAACTAAGGAAGATGTTCCGTTCTAATAGGCATAACATGTTATGTCTGGCTACTCTGTAATGGGGTAGCCACTTTTAATTTAACTGGGATAGATTATGGAACAGCAAGATGGCACCTTTGTCCAACATGAACCATGTCCAGAGTGTGGCAGTAAAGATAACCTAGCAAGGTACTCTACTGGTCAAGGATATTGTTTTGGTTGTGGACATTGGGAAGGACCTAACGGTCAAAGTAAAGCTGAACCAATTATAGAGGATAAGAGTATGGAATTATTTACAGGTAACAGTGGTGCCATAGTAGATAGAGGTATCAACGAGGATGTAGTACGAAAGTATGGGGTTACCTTACAGTATGGAGAGGATGGTTTAATCAAGAAGCATTGCTATCCATACCATGATGCTGACAATGGTGAGCATCTAGGTAATAAGGTACGGACTGTTGAGTCTAAGGACTTTCTATATGATGGTAACAGTAAAGATGTAGGACTATTTGGAGAGAACATATTCAAGGGTGGTGGTAAGTACATCACAGTCTGCGAGGGCGAGCTTGATGCAATGAGTGTTCACCAAATGTTCGGTAACAAGTACGCATCAGTCAGTCTACGCACTGGCTCTAAGGGTGCGAAGAATGATATTAAGCGTAGCCTTGAGTACCTAGAGTCATTCGACTGGGTAGTGTTGTGCTTTGACACAGACAAGGCAGGTAAGGAAGCGACCAAGAGTGTAGTAGATTTGTTCTCACCTAATAAAGTTAAGGTGTGTAACCTGTCACTCAAGGATGCTAACGAGATGCTACTAGCAGGTAAGATTAGTGACTTCACCAGAGCATGGTGGGATGCTAAACCTTACAGACCTGATGGTATTGTAGCTAGTGAGGACACATGGAACATATTGACAGAGGAGATACGTGTTGAGTCTGTTCCTTATCCTTGGGTTGGCGTCAATGATTTAACTTATGGCTTCCGTAAGGGTGAGCTTGTAACTATTACAAGTGGCTCTGGCATGGGTAAATCTCAAATGGTCAGAGAGCTGGAACATTACTTGCTCAATGCAACTGATGAGAACATAGGTATCTTAGCTTTGGAGGAGAGCGTAAAGAATACTACGCTAGGTGTTATGTCCATTGAAGCTAACAAACCATTGCACCTCAACATGCAAGATGTAGATGACAGTGAGCTTAAAGGTTACTGGGATAAGACTATGGGCAAAGGTCGTGTGTTTATGTATGACCACTTCGGTAGTACCAGTGAGGATAACTTACTCTCTAAGGTACGCTACCTAGCTAAAGGTTTGGATTGTAAGTGGATTGTACTAGACCACCTGTCTATCGTAGTCAGTGACCAAGAGGTACTTGATGAGCGTAAAGCTATTGACAGTATCATGACTAAGTTACGACAGCTCGTACAGGAAACAGGCATAGGCTTATTCCTTGTTTCTCACTTGCGTAGACCAATGGGTAAAGGTCATGAAGAAGGTGGACAGATAAGTCTATCAGAGCTTCGTGGTTCAGCCAGTATTGCACAGCTCTCCGACATGGTGATTGGCTTAGAAAGAAATCAACAAGCAGAGGACCCAGTTGTTCGCAACACTACGATACTTAGAGTCTTAAAGAATAGATTCAGTGGACTCACTGGTCCTGCATGTTCTCTACATTACGACAAAGAAACTGGTAGAATGAAGGAAACAGATTCAGTGGGAGAATTTTAATGAAACAAATTATACTGGACATAGAAGCTAACGGTCTTAGACCTGATACTATATGGTGTATAGTTGCAAAGGAGGTAGAGTATGGAACTACTAATGTCTTTATTGGCGAAGATATTTTTGAGTTTGCTGATTGGGTACGCCTTAATGGTGTTACTCATATTTGCGGGCATAATATTATTGGATATGATTTACCCGTACTGGAAAAGATTACGGGATTCAAATGGAAAGGAGCTGTTCAAGATACGTTAGTCATGTCCAGACTTGGTCATCCTAATAGAGAAGCAGGTCATTCATTAGAGTCATGGGGTAATCGTCTTGGCTTTAGTAAAGGTGACCACTCTGAATGGGGTGAGTTCTCTTGGGATATGGTTGAGTATTGTAAGCGTGATGTAGAGTTGACCGAGAAGGTATACGAAACATTAAGCAAGGAACTTTCAAGCTTTAGAGAGGAGAGTATCCAGCTTGAGCATGACGTGGCTCGTATCATAACTGAACAGATAGCTAATGGTTGGACTATCAATGAGCGTGAAGCTAACCTGTTACTCGGTGAGTTGAGAGAGAAGCTACATAATGTAGAGGTTGATGTACGTAATACATTCAAGCCATTACCTGTGTGGATAGACTTACAACATCCCGGTGACAAGTGGTACAACAAGGATGGTAGTACGTCCAAGCGTGCACAAGCACAGCTAGATAAGGGTGCACACCGTAAAGGAAATGAATGGGGTTATAATATATTCCCTGACTTTAACCTTGGCTCTCGTCAACAGATATCTAGGTACCTTCAACACTTTGGTTGGAAGCCTAATGACTTTACAGAGAAAGGTAATGTCATTGTTAATGAGCGTGTACTCAATGAGGTAGACTTACCACAGGCTAAACAGATAGCCGAGTATCTTATGTTACAGAAACGTGTAGCACAGGTGCAGAGTTGGGTAGATGCAATCGAGATTGATGGTAGAGTACGTGGCTATGTCAATCCTATCGGTGCTGTAACTGGTCGCATGACACATGCTAGACCTAACTTAGCACAGGTACCTGCATCCTATTCACCTTATGGCAGTGAGTGTCGTAAGCTATGGACCGTAGAACATGGCAACTTCCTAGTAGGTATGGATGCCAGTGGTCTTGAGTTACGTATGCTCGCCCACTATATGAATGACCCTGCCTATACTCGTGAGGTATTAGATGGTGACATTCATACTGCTAACCAAAAGTCTGCTGGTCTACCTACTCGTGACCAAGCCAAAACTTTCATCTATGCTTTCCTATATGGTGCAGGTGATGAGAAGATTGGTAGCATTGTAGGTGGTACATCTGCTGATGGTAAGGAAGTGAAGCGTAAGTTCCTTGATAACACACCAGCTCTCAAGTCTTTACGTGAGCGTGTAGCAACAGCATCCAAACGTGGCTACCTTGTAGGCTTAGATGGTAGGCGTATATGGGTAAGGTCTGAGCACTCTGCTCTTAACACTTTACTCCAAGGTGCAGGTGCTATTGTCATGAAGAAAGCTTTAACATTACTTGACGTTAAGGCTCGTGTCTATAATTGTAAGTACAAGATTGTAGGTAACATACATGACGAGATACAGACAGAAGTCCTTGACATGGATGCTAAAGCTTTTGGCAAACTTGCTGTCAAGTCTATACAACAAGCAGGTAAAGACTTTAACCTTAACTGTCCACTGGATGGTGAATACAAGATAGGAGAAACGTGGAATGAAACGCACTAACTTTACATGTGACAACGTAAACCCTAGCCATTATAGGCAAGGCAACATAGAAGTAATAGACTTTATACTGGACCAGAAGATGGACTACCTAACTGCATCAGCTATGAAATATATATGTAGACATGCTCACAAGCATGGAGAAGGAGGAGATGGACAGATAGATGACCTCCGTAAAGCAAGATGGTTTATTGAGAAACTAATAGACCATAAACTGGGAGAAAGAAATGAGCAAGATTGATAACTTAGTTCAAGATATATACGACCTAGCTGAAACAAAGAGTCACCCTGCTAGGGTACCTGCTGAACAAATCTTTAAAGACTTCGGTTCCAACATGGAATCAATCCTTAGAGATTGGCTATACCCTAAGGACTTTAGTGGTGGCACATTAAGGATGTCTAACATTGGACACCCTGATAGAAAGCTATGGTATAAACATAGGAAAGATAAGTACAAAGGTGAGCGATTAAAAGCTCACACTTTAATCAAGTTTCTTTATGGTCACTTGATTGAAGAGATGATACTAGCTTTGGTCAAACTCTCTGGTCATGATGTAACAGATGAACAGAAGAGAGTAGAGCTTGAAGGTATCAAGGGTTCAATGGACTGTAAGATTGATGGTCTATTGTGTGATGTAAAGTCTACATCAACCTATGGCTTCAAGAAATTCAAAGAGAACAGTCTGCAATATGATGACCCCTTTGGATACATAGACCAAATCAGTGGCTATGGTCAGGCTGAGGGTGCTGATGAAGCATGCTTCCTAGCCATGGATAAATCAAACGGACACCTAGCTGTAACAAAGGTGGACCTGTTAGATAAAGATGTAGTAAAAAGAATCAAGCATGTTAAAGGGATGATAGAATCAGATACAATTCCTGAGCCATGTTATGACCTAGTTGCTGATGGTAAATCAGGCAACATGAAACTGCCTATAGGATGTTCTTATTGTGAGTTTAAGAAACATTGTTACCCTAACATGAGAGTCTTTGCCTATTCAACTGGTCCAAGATTCTTAGCTGTAGTCAACGTAGAACCTAAAGTAATGGAGATTAGAAATTATGAGTAAAGAATATAAATTAATAGTAGCAGATGTGCGTAGCTTTGAACCCCAAGTAAACAGAGCTTTGGATATGGGATGGGAACTACAAGGCATTCCTTTTTATGATGGCTCTAGGTTTATACAAGCTATGATTAAAGAGAAGTCTAAGAAGAAGGATAAATAATGGAGTGGAGATACAGAGGGATGATGGACAAGGATGGTGTGTGTACTATACGAGAGGTTTTCTATGAGCCTGATGGTACAATCAGTAGCTTTGCTGTCGACCCTACTGTACCCACAGGTGACAGTCCAGATGAGTTAGTATCTAGTATGGCTCTGATGTTGGAAAGTCTACAACAACCCTTCTTACTTGAAGGAGATTTTATACCGGAAGGAGATGGTGAACTTGAGTTTACTTTTATAAGAGAAGATGAAAACAAATACCATTAAATATAGGAACAAGTTTGAAGCCGGTGTTGGTGATAAGCTAACTGGTTGGAACTATGAACCTTACCACATACCATACATAACAAAGCGTAAGTACACACCTGATTTTACTAAGGGTAATATATTAGTAGAGTGTAAAGGATTCTTTAGAGTAGGCGACACACAAAAGTATAAAGCTATTCGAGATTCTTTACATTCACAGGAGCTTGTGTTTGTTTTGACCAATGCTAACAAGAAAGTTAGGAAGGGTTCCAAGATTACTATGGGTGAGTGGTGTGAGAAAGAAGGGTTCAAGTGGTTCACAACAGATACATTGAAGGAGCTAAAGCGTTATGGCACTACTGCTAAATGAACTTAAAGAAAAGATAACCCAAGAGTTTGATGTCTGTCTGCTCTGTGACTTCTTAGATATAGAACCTGAGGAACTGATAGAAAGATTTGACGACAAGCTTATTGATAACTTACATAAATTTAAAGGAATAGAGGATGAATAAATTACCAACTGATTACCAAAACTTTATTGCTCTTAGCAGGTACGCAAGGTGGCTACCTGAAAAGAAACGTAGAGAAACATGGAAGGAAACAGTAGCACGCTACTTTGATTTCATGGAGGTACATCTGAAAGAGAACACTAACCAAGAGTTAGTACCTAAGACTCGTAAGATTCTTGAGGAAGCTGTGCTTAACTTAGATGTTATGCCTAGCATGAGAGCACTAATGACAGCAGGTCCAGCCTTAGCTAAGAACCACATAGCAGGATACAACTGTGCCTACCTAAGTGTTGACCACCCTAAAGCATTTGATGAATGTCTATTCGTTCTTATGCACGGTACTGGTGTTGGCTTTAGTGTAGAGCGACAGCAAGTAAACAAACTACCTGAGGTACCAGAGGAGCTAGTAGATGTAGAAGATGTCATCGTAGTACAGGATAGTAAGGAAGGATGGCAGTCTGCATTCCGTAAACTTATTACCTATCTCTATGATGGTGAGATGCCTAAGTGGGATTTTTCTAAGGTAAGACCTAAGGGTGCTAGACTATCTACCTTTGGTGGTAGAGCATCAGGACCTGAACCATTACTAGACTTGTTTAACTTCTCTACTAATCTATTTAAAGATGCAGTAGGTCGTAAGCTAACTAGCTTTGAGTGTCACCGTATGATGTGTAAGATTGCAGAGGTTGTAGTTGTAGGTGGTGTACGTAGGTCTGCACTTATCTCTTTGTCTAACCTAACTGATGAACGCATGCGTAATGCTAAGTCCGGTCAATGGTGGTCTGATACCCCTGAGATGGCACTAAGTAACAACAGTGTATGCTACACAGAGAAGCCAGACATTGGTATCTTCATGAAGGAGTGGACTTCTTTATATGAATCCAAGTCAGGTGAGCGTGGTATCTTTAATAGAGAAGCAGCAATTAAACAAGTAGCTTCTATTGGTAGACGTGATACTGACCATGACTTTGGTTGTAACCCTTGTAGTGAAATCATTCTTAGGGATGGACAGTTCTGTAATCTAACCGAGGTAGTAGTCAGAGCAGAAGATAAGCAAAAGGATATACTCCGTAAGGTTAGACTGGCTAGTATACTTGGTACGTTCCAAGCATCACTGACTAACATCAAACGTCTACGTCCTAAGTGGGTACACAATACAGAAGAGGAAGCATTACTAGGTGTGTCATTAACTGGCATCATGGACAATGAGTTCATGAATGGAAGTAACACAGACAGAGGACATTACGGTAAACGTAACCTACCTGATTTCTTATCAGACTTAAAGAAAGAAACTGTTAAGACTAACAAGGACTGGTCAGAGCTATTAGGTATTCAACAAGCTACTGCTACTACTGCTATTAAACCTAGTGGTACAGTCAGTCAGCTAGTAGATAGTGCCAGTGGTATACACACTAGACACAGTGATTACTATATCCGTAGAGTCAGAGCAGATTCTAAGGACCCAATAGCACAGCTAATGGAGGACCAAGGTATACCTGCTGAACCTGATGTAATGAAACCTAACAGTGTAAAAGTATTCTCATTCCCTATGAAAGCTCCTAAGGGTGCAGTAACTAGGAACGAGAGGAACGCTATTGAACAACTAGAGCTCTGGCTTATGTATCAAAGATACTACTGTGAGCACAAGCCTAGTGTAACCATTAGTGTTAGGGAACATGAGTGGATGGAAGTAGGTGCGTGGGTATACAAACACTTTGATGAAGTGTCCGGTGTATCTTTCCTACCTCACTCTGACCACACATATCAGCAAGCACCATATGAAGAGTGTGATAGAAAGACTCATGATGAACTAGCTTGGAAGATGCCTAAGGAAGTTAACTGGGATTTGATTAGCGAGTATGAATTAACAGACCAAACTGTAGGTACTAAAGCACTAGCCTGTACTGGTAGTGTATGTGAACTTGTTGACTTGGTTGAAGAAGAGAGGGATATAGAATGATAGAAACAGTCTTACTTATTTTAGCTTTACAAATATTAATAATTAATTTAGGAGAATAATATGTGGTATAATAAAGGAGTAACACCAAAGAAACTATTTAACTTAGCAATGCTAGGGGTAGGTAGTGTATCAGCAGTGTCGTTGATATATGTTGTTATGTTTCTGGATGCCCTTCGTAAAGGGTGGCTAGTATAATGTTAAACTTTAAAGGAGTAGTTATGAAAGATATAATTAACCAAGTTCTTGAGAACAAATCGCTTACTGTGTTTCTAGGTGTAGTGATTGTTGCGTTGGTATTCGGATGGCTAGGTGCCCCTGCCGGTGCATAAGATGTTTAATAGGGGTCTTGTTCGTATGGACAGGACCTCAATACTCTACTTAAAACTAAGGAAACAATATGCCTTTAAACAAAAGCAACGACATAAAAGAATTAAAGAAGTTTGACATTGATTTGTCATTCGGACAACAGTGGGAGAAGTACATTGATGAAATGTTTTCCGGTGCTAAGACTTGTGAAGTAAAAACAGAACGTGACAAGTGGGCACAGACAGGTAACATATGTATTGAGAGTGAAAGTTATGGTAAGCCTAGCGGAATTGCAGCTACTGAAGCTGACTTATGGGTACATAACTTAACTGTTGATAACCAATTGGTTTGTAGTCTTGTGTTCCCAGTCGACAAGCTAAAAGAAATACTACCTAAGCTACCTCAAAGAAGTGTTATGGGTGGTGACAACAACGCAAGTAAGTTACAGCTAGTGAACCTAGTTAAACTTATAGAAACTCTGAAGGGTTTGTAAACAATCCTTTAAACTTATCAAAATCTTCTGCTGATTGCAACCTCCTATCCATGTGAGGTTTACTAGGACGCTCATATTCTTTAGAAAAAGTTTTAGTAATGTCAGCAGTAGACCCTTCCTCAAAAGACTTCCGTATCTTCTTCCTACTCTTCCCTCCAATATCTAACGCACCAGTAAACATTCCCTTTGCGTCATACTTATCATTGTATATAGAGTCAGCAACAAATCTAATCTGTGATTCAGGACTGTCAGTTAGTTCACTTTGTTCTAGCCATTTAAGATATGGTTTCTTTTGTGAGTCAAATTGGAACAATCCATAACCATTCCCATTTTCCTGTTGTTGTTGGTAGTCAAAGCTACCCCCTGTTTCAACATCAATGTTGCCTAGAATAGCAGATATGGCACTCTCAGGGAAGTATTTAGTTAGTAGGCTTGCAATGTTTAAAGCATTGTCCATTAGTTGTCACCTCTAGTTAAAGCTATAGTTCCACCACCAACAACTCCTATCTTAGCTAGGTATTTCATCCAGTCCTTCATAGTTAAATCTTCAAACTTAATATCCAAAGCTTGTATATCTCTTGCTACTTTTGTTTGAGCTACTGATAAAGTACCTGCTCTATAGTTGTTCATTAAATCTTTATAAGCATCACTATATTTAGTACCTCTTTCTGAAGCTTCTCTTGGTATGATAGCTTCTACTCTAGCCATCTTTTCTTCCTCTAATCTTTCAGGTCTTAACTGTTCTTTTCTCTCATCAGTTTGTTTATTTTTTCTTGGTTGTTTCTGTGCAACTTTTGCCTTAGCACCCATACGCATAAGAGTTTCTTCTACCTTTGCTTTATATTTAGCAGGACTAAGGTTTCCTTTATTAACATACATGTTAGCAACCTTAGGAAGAGATAACGTCATAGCATTATCACCTGATGGCATAGGTATACCTGCTATGTCATTGATATCACTTAACATTGACCCTCTTGTTCCATCAACCTCAAGAAAATTCATTACATTAACACCGCCTAAAGAGTAATCACTACTTTTAAAACTGTCATCAAACCATATAGCACCATCCCTGACTTCCCATGAGCCACCCACTCCTATTTGTTTAGGCTCTTTTACTTCGATACGATTACCATTCTTATCTTTTCTAAACTTAGGTAGTCCTGCTTTATTCTTTACGGTTTCTTGAGTAACCCACTTAGGATTTGTTTCTAATTCTTTACGAATATATTTAGCCATATCGTCTACGCTATCAAACAAACCATCTCTTTGTTGTAGTATTTTAGCAATCGCCCTCATTCTTGAGCCCTTACCCATTTCAAAAACCAAATTAGCTGAAGCACCAGAAGCAGCGTCTTGTCTAACAAAATATTGTAAAGGTTTTCCTTTTGGAAGAGCAGGTTCACTAACCTTTAAAATTTTATCAAGCATGGTTTTCATCCTACCTTCACCAAACTTACCCTCTGTTTCCCAACCTTTAAAATTCTTTATCTTAACAAAATCTTCTACATTTATATTACCATTAGCATCTATTAACATACCATTACCTAGAAAATTCTCTGGTAACATTTCATCTAGTATAGGATTTGGAACCTTTTGCTGTTTGTTAGCAAGTGTTTGATATAACATTTGACCTGCTATGGTTTTGCTTGGTCCTTTCTCTTGGTCAGTATATTGTTTTTTTAATTTCTTTTCTTCATTTGTTAGTTCTTTAGATGGTCTAAACACATCATCAGCTTTCATATCACTACGTATCATGTCTAGTTTATCTAGTTGATTACTTACTTGTGTCTGAGTCCTATCACTAATGCCTGTAGTTTCACGCATCTTTAATAACCTAGGGTCAAGTAGTTCTCTTCCTGCAGAGTAGCCAGTCTTTAACATACCTATACCCATTCCTAATCCTTGTTTAATAGGGTTAGTTGAATAGAATAATCCAGCACCTAAATCGTTTTGTGCATTACCTGCTAAAGAACGAGCAACAGGAGCACCTACCTCAGTATCTAATACTTTAAATAATCCTTTTGCTACACCTTTTATAATAGGACCTAATGCCATATTACATTCCTTGGTTGTAGTAAGCTTCTAACATTTCCTTTCTATCAGCATCATCAGGTATCTGTCTTACAGCTTGCCTTAATTCTGACTCATCTAAATCTCTTAGTTGTGCTAGTATCTCTTCACTAGGTGCTTGTTGACCTGCTAGTTTTTTTAAATAATCTTCACGCTTATCTTGCTCACCTAAATATTTAAAAGCGTCATCATTATTAAAAGAAAAACTTGGGTGGTCTAACTCTGCATCAAACATTCCTGCCATTACTGGTCCCTCCATTCATTAAATATCATTCCTTTACCCGGTAGATTTGGTGCCATTCTTTCTATAATTGATAACACATCAGAGTTAGCTAAGTCCTCTGCTGTGTAAGCAATGTCTGAGAATGTAGGTCCTGTAATAGCAGACCATGCACCACCCGGTCCTCTAGTAGCTACTTGTTGCATTGTGTCAAACCACAATCCTGCACCTCCAGCATTACCTATGCCAGAAATTAATAACTCTAAAGCTGTTCTGTTTTGTTCTATTTCTTTTCCTGAAACCAAAGCTCTTGCTAACTCTGCTTGATTACCTGCTATGCCTGCAGCAGCTAAGTAAGCCAGTAATGGTTTAGGGTTCTTGTTAATAAATAATTCATCAGCTACCTGTCGTTTAAGAAACCTAGCTTGGTAAAACATAAATGATTTAAACTTAGTCATTAATTTAAACCAAGGCTTCTGCCAGTTAACAGGTAAATTAAAAGATTCACCTGAGAAGTTAACATGTTTGTTAAACATATGTCCACTAATAGCATAATCTCTAGCTGTTAAATCTCCCTTCAATGGATTCATTATGCCTAGTTGTTTCATTTCTTTTTGTAACATCAAACTCTTTTTAGAGTTTCCTTTGCCCTGCATTACTAATCTTTGTAGCTTGGCATTAATACTAGATACGTGACCATGAGCCATAATTGCTGCTGCTCTTCTGTTCATTTGCTCAACACCTAAGAAACCAGTAGCTCTAAGAAATGCAGTAGGCTCATTCAAATATTTTAAGGGTCCTTTAAATTCTCTTTCCACTATTCTAGCGTGTGGCATATTCTCAGTAGCAATACGTGATAAATCTATTTCACCTAGTACACCTGCATTATGTACAGCATCCATGCCTTGGCGTGTTTTAACAATAGCTTTAACCAAAGAACTCATAGCTTTAAAAGGAGCTGTTAATAAACTACCTGACTTAGTAAGCATAACAGTACCGTTAACAAAAGCCTGTGTAGCATTAGGAATAGCAGCTAGTCCAAGCTTTAAGTTTTGAAAAGCATTAACCTTTGCTACTGCTTGTTGTAGCCTAGGATTGTCCATTCTTGCTCTAATAGTTTCAGAGTATTTAGGGTCACCTACAGCAGTAAAGTAAACCTCTTGGACATCCTCAGCCTGCCTGCCCATACCCTTTTCTCTCATTTCTTTAATCTTCTTTTTTATTCTCTCGTCATTCTTACCAAACCTTTTAGCATATTCATTACGTCTGATGACATCTTCAAAAAACTTTGTCCACCTGTCTAAAGGAGCTGCCATAAAAGCATCAAGCTCTCTTTCTAATTCAGGTTTAATTTTTAATTTTCTTTCAAACTCTAAGTGAGTAGAACGCTTAACATCCATCTCTCTATCAGCCTTCCTTCTAAACATAGCTCTTATATTTTCAGGAGAAAACTTAGAATTTATTATTTCATCTGTTAGTTTCTTTTCGCCAGTAAGATTTGTTATAAGATTGCGTACTTCTTTAGGGTCTTTACCCCATATTTTATTTAAGAAAACACTAAACTCTTCTGCACCTTTTAAAGTAATTAGTTTTTGTGTGTTCCATACACGTGGTACATATCCTTTATCGTGTTTAAACCTAGCGTACTCTGCCTTACTAATAACACCTGTGTCACGAGCAACTTTTAACTGTGCCATTTTTTTCTTATTAAGCATAGCTAAGAAATCTTTTTGTGCTTGGTTCTCAGGTATAGCTCGTGCAATTAATTTATTTAATTCACCTAATTCATCTGCATTCTTAGCTACAAAAGTTTGTAAGTCATTAGCTATTCTGGCTACGTTAATATCAGTTGTTGCTTGAGCAGAACTTATAGCTTCAGCTATTGGTCTTTGTCCTGAACGTACAAGTATAGAGTCAGTTCCGTATAACATACGAGTAGCACCTTTACCCATAGTATTATTAATCCAATCATAGGCTCTTTGACCTAACCTAGAAAAAGATATGGGAATATCTATTGATTCAATGTCTATAAAAGCTTCATCAATTAAATCTTCACCTTCTTTAATCATTACCTTTTCTTCAGGTGTAAAAGTATTATCTATTTTCTCTCTTAAAACCCTAGAGTTTGCAATTTCTAATTGACTAGCATTAGAAGTAGAGTCTACCTGACGAATTTCTTTTAATACTTTTTCAGTTTTAGCTGGTAAAGCAATTCCTTCATGTGGGTTAATTGGTACAGTGCCATCAATTTCTCTAACAGCAACAGAAGGAGCTTTAGAATATTCAGGTGTCCACTTAGCATCATCAAGTTCTTTTAATACTCTGGACTTAGGCTCTAATATTGTAGACTTAGGTTTAACATTTGCTGCTATTTTTTCTACTCTAGGCTTAGTGTCTAACCTTGTACTATATGTAGGCTCTACTTCTTTAAGTATAGTAGATGCTTCATCTGCTGTTTGCCCCGGATAGTATATAGCTTCAGTAGCTGGACTTGTATCATCTACTACCTCTGCTGCTCTTCTTGCTGCATTTACTTCCTCAGCAGTTTGTCTGGAACCACTAGCTTTAAACTCGTCTTTTGTAGATGGACCAAACGTACCTGCTTCTGTATTCTTAGGAGTTAAAGGAACATCAAAACTTTTCTCTGCTCCCGGTAAAGCTATAGATTGTTTTGAATCCCACTCTCTATAGTTTTTTAATTCTTGTGCTATTTCTTTTCTGTTGTAACCTATTCTTTTTAAATAAACTTTTAAAGACTTTTCATCTTTAACACTTGCAGCCATTTCATTAATCATGGTACCTGCATTATATTCAGGGTCTTGAAGTTTTTGTTTAATTATCCAATCATCAGATTTATTTTTAAATAATTGAAATCCACCTCTTAATAAAAAACCTAACGAACCACCGACAGCTACTCCTAATCCAGTAGCTTTTCCTATTTCAATCCAGTCTTTACCTTCTTTACCTAATGACTCAGCTTGTTGAAGTATACGTTCATCACTAAACTTATCATAACCAGTATAAATACCACCATAGGTAGCAGTAGTTGCAGTTGTTTTAGTAACAGGTCTTGTAGATAAAAACTTTGCTATCCTATTACCAAAAAGTTTATTAGTAAGAGGTTGTAATGCTTTCGTAAGACCAAATTTAGCTGCTCCTTTTGATACTATATTAGCAATTAAACCACCGCCGATATAAGTTGTAGGGTCAGATAAAAGAGCACCCGGTATGTTTACCCAGCTTTGAGCAGAAGGTATTCCACCCTCGCCCTCACTACCAAGTAATTTTTGAAAAGATAAATACTGGAGAGTTAAGTCCTCTTTTTGCTCATCAGTCATCTCATCATACTTACTAGCTTCTATTCCCTTTTTAGTTAAATTATATTCAAGGTATTGCTGGTCACGTACAAACTCTGTCATTAATTGTTCTATGGTTTTTTCTTCACCATATTCATTATAAGCTCCATTAGTTCTTCTTAATGAATTTATTAACTGGTCATTGTATTTTATTTCATCCCAAGTCCATTGCTCACTTTGGTCCTCATACATGCTTTCAAGAGTAACATTATCAAAGTAATCTTTTCTATCCATCAACGCAGTATACTCTGCATTTAATCTAGCAGCTTCCTCCATGTTATTTTTTTCTACAGCAGAACCATGCTGTTCTGTGTATTGATTATAAACAGAATCCCAATATGAATTGTTTGTTCCTTGAGAATCAAACTCAGAGTTTAAAGTAGCTAACTGTGCTTCATCAGGTTTGTTCTGGTCACGTAAATACTCTGCTTCAGCAGCAGCACTGGCTGCAGCACCGCTTGTGTAAGCAGGTTGTTGAGCTCTTTCAATAGCCATTTAGTTTCTTTTAGGTAAAGTTACAGAAGGGTCGGCAGTAGTAGTAGTAGTAGTACCAGCTGGAGCAGTAGATGCTGCAGTTGTTCCCTGACTAAATTTAAGTTGTCCAGATTTAATTAAACCAATAACTTGGTCCATACTAGAGTTAGTATTTCTAGCTGTTTGAGCAATGAATTGTGCTAGTCCTTCTTTTGAAGCACCTGAAGGTAAGTCAGGGTCAATAAAATCAAAGAAAGAAGTATCAAAATTACTTTCAACTAAACCAAGTGCAATGTCATATTCATTTTGAGGAATGCTTGTATCACGTTTAGGAGGAGTAACTTCATTAGCGTTAGCTAAAGCAGCTTCACCTTGGTCTTTATAGTATTGCATAAGTGCATCTACCTTTTGCATCTCATAGCTTTCCTTTAACATGTTCATACCTTCATCATAGAAGCCACCGGTCCATAACTTAGAGGACATCTCTTTCATTTGTGAAGGGTCTGTAGGGTCAAAGTCTGGCATACTACCAGTAATTCTTTCAAGCTCTGCCATCTTTTGTTCTTGAGGAGTAACACCTCCCATCATCTTACCAAGACCAGCTCCTATTGAACCACCAAGTTCTCTTGCAGCAGTAGTCATAGCAGTCCAGCCTTCACCTGTACCTCTAGCTTCAGCAGCTAATTGATTCTGCTGTGCTGTTTGAGTGTCATATATATTTCCAAATAATCCTGCTGCCATTTCTATCTCCTATGCGTATGGGTTATCAAGACGACTTGCCATTGGAGCCTGTCTTGCAAAAGGATTTGTAAACCCACCATAATTCATATTGCCTAGTTTAGTTCCTAGTTGTGACCACATGCCACTTTGTACTCCACCTAAGCCAACTGCTGCATTTGCTGCTTGTCCTCCAGCATATTGAGCTGATGGACTAACTGCTTGTCCAAGGTTCATACCTAATTGAGCATACTGCATAGGTAAGTTACCTATACCAAGAGCAGCTTGTCTATCCATCATTTCTCTTTGACGCATAGCATCTAATGTTCCTTGTGCTGTAGAGTAAGAACCAGTTAACAAGCCAAGTCTTTGCTGTCCTTGTGCTTCCTGTAGTGCCTGCATTTGACCTGCACCGCCTGTACTACCTAGTCTACCTTGCTGTAGTAACCTAGACTCTTGAGTCAGTGATTGTCTTTCTTGCTCAGGCTGTAGCAATCCTAACTGTTGATTATATAGTTGTTGTTGTAATTCTAAAGGATTTAAATTTTGTATTTGTCCTGCTGTTTGGTCTGCTCTACCCATAAGTGCATCATACTGTGCCTGCATTTCTGGACTTAGATTCATACTGGCTTGTTGACTAGCATCATCATAACTAAACCCACCAAACATTCCAGCAACGCCTTTAGGTAAAGAGCGTCTATAAGCCTGTTCCCCCGCTGCTGTTTGTGCAGAAGCTGCCTTTTTTGCTGCTCTGTTCTGCATTATTCCACCGAGTATCGGTCCTATTAAACTTGCCCATGCCATGTCTTATTCTCCTATGCTGTACGTTTCCACATATATACAGTTATATATGGTTGTAAGTTATTGTGTGCACTACCGCTACCTGTTGAACCTGAAGTAGCACTTGAGTTTCCACCTGTTGTTCTAGTTATGTCATGAATACTTATGTTATCAGTAGATGTATTTTGTCTATCATAACTGTGTGTGTGAGCAGGAAGTTCAGCAACTGAAAGTGTATGTGTTGAAGCACCACCAGTTTTTTCTATAGTATTAAAATTACTATCGCCTGTGTCAACACCAACTGGAACTCTTCCTGAACCAAACACTGTCCATGTTGTTCCACCTACTGCTGCTACTACCGCAGCTGAGTTAGCGTATGGTGTAACTGTAGTAAATATTGCACCTACTGGATAAGCAGGAGTAGCTGCTAGAGCTGCTGTAACAAACGCTGTTGTTGCTACCTGATTAGTATTGGTTCCTGCACTTGCTGTTGCAGCAGTAACTACTTGGCTTGTGTTTGCTAAGTCTGCTTTAGAGTTAATAGCAGTCTTAGCTGCAAGAAACTCTGTATTAAAGTCACCACCACTGACTACTTTGTCAGGGTCTGAGTCGCTTAAAGCATCCTTACCTGACCAAGCTATTTGTAAATTATAATCACTCATCGTATTTTCCCTTGTTTTGCCCAAATAGAAATGTTTTGTAAAGAAGCTTTAAACCCCGATACCGTTTGTATTATCTGTAGTCTAACAACTTTAGCTGCTTTTGACATAGATACTTTGTACTCTGTAGGTTGGAAAGCAGGAGCATACTTGGCATTGCCATACTTACCCTGTCCCCACAAAGCATTGACTCCACCAGTAGTAGGGTCTAATGTAAAGTTAGCTGATGTAGGAGTAACATTGTAATCTCTAAACCAGTTAAGTGTTACGTTCATGTTTTTACCACCTGACCATATAGCTAAAAATCTTTTTAAAAATTTAGTTATACCCGGCTGTTCAAAGTCTAGCCATGTAGTTTTAAAATCTGCTTGATATGTGTTGTCTACATCTTGATAACATTTACTTGTAGTAGATTCCCATGTGTGTCCAGCAGTAGTACATGCACTTGATGTACCATAGGTAGCAGTAACATCCTTTTTTTCTACATCATAAAATCCTGAGTATGTTGCTACTTTTCCAAAGTTAGTAGTAGCTCCTAAACCAATATATAAAAAATCATCTGTTGATAACAAAGCCCCAGGATTTTTCTTACTATCAAAGTTCCAAGTTGTTATACGTGGTGCACCTTCAGGAGTTGTAGCTTTAAAATCAAACACATAAACAATATTTTTACCACCAAAGCTTAATAAATAAGAACCAGTAGATAAATCATACTGAGCTTTTACTTGGTCCATGTCAGCAGTTAATATGTTTGTTCTTATTTCATCTTTAATAGCTAAACTTAAATCTGTCAATGGCATCTTATCTTGTACCATTGTACGAGCTAGTGAACGTACACCTGATGAACTTAAAAATACAATGTCATCACCAATAACTTGTACTGAATCCCTAGCTACACATCCTACACCTTCAATAACTTCATCTAATTGAAATGAAGCAGCAGCTGGGTCCCAAGGGTCATTGTAAATAACAATGTTATTCTTACCAAAGATAACTAGCTTACCCATAAAAGAAGCTAGTGCTGTTATTTCATCACCTGACCATACAGTTTTTAAATCTACTGAACCTGAAGCACCAGTATTAAATGTTTGACCTATTAATGTATCAGAGTAATAAACTACATCTTTGTTTTCACCTATATTTCCTACCCATATCCTACCATAATCTCCTAGAATACAAGAAGGTGTAAAAGTAGTAACGCCAGTAGGTTTGTGATAACTACCTACATCTTCTAAATCTTTCCATGTAGTGCCATCATAATTTATTGGTTGATTACCTGCTTGTACTCCATAAAACTGGTTATTAAAGTTTGTAAACTGCCAGTTGCCATTAGTTTTAGTAGTGGCTGAACCACCAAAAGTCTGTGCATCTAAAGTATAAGGAGTGTTAGCTGTGTTAATTTTATATACATTAGCACCAGCTCCAGCAAATAAAGTCTTAGCTCCTGTTGCACTAATATACTCACCTAATGATTTAACTATTAATGTATTAGCTGTAGGATTGCCATCAGTATCTAAACTGCCAGTATGGACATTATCTGTTACTTGTTTAATTCCTTCTCTAGTAGTAACACGTCCCTTTTCATCTAACATAATATTGTTAGCTGTTGTTAGAAACTGTGGTGGTAAACTAGAAGCCGATGACTGCCTGTTTAATCCATAGATACCTATAGAGTCTAATACAAGGGGTTGTATTGGTTTAGACGCCATTCCAAATTACCTCATCTGAGTGTCTACCTACGTCTTGTTGAATTGCATCTGATAATGCTTGTTGATATTGCATCTGTGCCATGTCTGACAATGTACCTCCATCTTCGCCACGTTCAGCGATAGCTCGTGCCCATACCCCCATTATAACAGGAAACTCTGGACATGTCAAGGTATCTGTTGCATTTGTTAAGTCATCTTGTGGGTCAAGCATGTAGAAGTTTATGTTATAAACACCATCAGGCTTAGGATATAACTGTGCTGTAAGCAATCCACTACTTACTCCATTAATAGAAAAGTAAGAAGGAACACCTGAGCTATCAGTAGGATATTGTGTAGACCTAATCCATGAATCAGGTACACCTTGTAACATTTGTCCTTGTTCTTGTTCTTGTACTGACAATGTTCTAGTACGTTGTGATGTGCTAGGTAAATTATAGCTACGTGTGTCAGCTACAGTAGCTACTGTTTCTACACGTCTTAGTGCTGTCCAATCCCAAGCATCTTCTACTTCTCTTTTAACTTCATTAACAAAGTCACCTATTAATACTTGGTAGTCTGATGGACCAGCAGCATCTATTAGTGCACCTGACCAGTCACTGCCTATACTATCTTCTCGTAGTCTACGTAAGACTGAATTAATAACTTGTCTATATGTCATATTATTTTCCTTTTGCTAATTGTGCACCGAAGTAAAACTCTACTATCATGGTTGCCCATCCAAATATTTCATCCATTTTAAGTACAGCACCTGCTTCTATTTTAATATACTCAATAACATCTGGTGTTAACTGAATACCTAAGAAGCTAGTTCCTTCTATTATAGTAGGTATAACTGTAGGAACATCAAAGAACACAGGAGCTATTTGTGTAAAAATAATTAATGCAAGTATAACTAATATAATAATCCTTCTATTCATAGCAGCCATAGGTGACTCTTTGTCAGCTCTATCTCTTGCTTGATTAATAGAATCATTACGAACCTGTAGATTCTGTATCATCATCTTCTGTTGTTCTTGTGCTGCTTGACTTTTAAGTGCAAACAACTTACCAACAAAGCCTAACATTATTGGTGCTACATTAGTTAAAAATGCTATCATATTGCTAACCTCATTGCTTCTATAATCCCTACTTGTCCTATAATGTACCAAGCAAATGCACCAAAGACACCCCATTTAATTTGAAGTAAAGAAGTGTTAATCTTTTGTATACATAAATTAGTGTCATCAATCTTACTAAACAGTTTACCTATTTGAGAAGTATGTTTGTCTAGCTGTAATTGCATACGATTAAGTTTGTCGTCCATAATTATTTACCCACATTTTTCATAGCCACTCTATGCGACTCAGTAAAACTTAAACCTTTGTTCATAAGTCTTTTCATCTCTTGCATATGTTTCTTGCTGTGATGTTCTTTATGTTTATCTAGAGTAGCTAATTGTCGTTTAGTAAGTGCCATTAGTAAGTAGGTGCTTTTCTGTTACCGCCATTAGTTTTCTTTTTCTTCTTAGCCATAATATCTCCTTAGTTAGCAAGTGGGTTATCTAAGGCTCTTTGTAGTTTACTACCAAGCCTTTCTTCTACATCTTTAATCTTTCTATCTGTATCAGAATAAAGAGCATCTCTTCTCTGGTCAAATCTTGTGTCAGCATTGTCAATCATTGTTGCTAAGTTTCCTTTTTGTTTCTGTAACTTAGTTTCTACATCATTAACAATACTTTCAAGGTGTCGCATATCTTCTCTAACATCCTTCTTTACTTCTTTAACATATGTTATTTGTTCATCAACATTAGATTTAATTAAGCCTAACTCTTCTTTAAACAAATCAATCTCTTTACTTACAAATTCCATATGTGTATTTACTGTAGACATATGCTCATTTATAACTGCTAAATCTTTTTCTATAACAGACAAATCAGGTGACTCAAATGCAGAAATCTTAGCTTCCATATCTAAGTATCTCTGATATACTTCAAAACCACCCCACAGAGCTCCAAGGATTGTCCCTAAGAGGGGTATTATTAGTAGAGCCTTACTACCCCCTACCTTAACTCCTGCGTACTCTATTTCTGCCATTGTAGGTCCATCAATTTATTGTGTAGTATTTCATTAGCCAAACCGTTTCTTAATCCTCTTTGATTATCTGGTATATCCTTGTCTAAATATATACCCTTGTCTTTATAAAACACACCATCAATAAGTAGTTGTGTGTTGTAAGTGTTAAATCCAGCATTAAAGTTTAAGAGTGCAAGTATAAGGCTTTGTAACTTTTGCTGCTCTTCTAATGATGCAGCTTCTCCCATTTCAGTTGCAAGATTCTTTAGTTTGTTACCTATAATCTCACGCATCTTATCTTTCTTACTTGCTTTCTTAGCTACCTTTTTTAACACTGGTTGCTCTACAACTTCTTGT